GCCGTTGATTACAGCATGACCAACCAAAATGAGGCGGTTCGATTAGTACCTCAGTCGTCAACAAACGATTGGAAAAAGGGCGCGTAAGTGACTAACCCTAATCCATTTACAGAACCACCACCGCTAAACGAAGGTTTGAAGATAAACGAACCCGACAGCAGAATAACGTCGCCTGGGTGGATTCTATTTTTCAACAAATTGTTCGACCGTCTGAACTTGGTGATCACATCATATGTTGCCACATGGAACTCTCGATCCGGTGAAGTGTTACCAGAAATTGATGACTATTCATACGATATGGTAACTGGTGCCGTGGGTGGTCCTGCCACATCGGTTGTCGGTCATCTAGTGGCGTTTGCGAGTACGGATGGTAAAAAGATCAAGGATTCAAACAGGTCTATTAATTTGTACGCAGAAGGTGGTTGTACCAGTATTCCGAAAGCATCCGGCGATAATAGCGTGGCCGTTGGAAAAGGCGCGATTGCCATAGGTCTTGAAAACATAGCAATAGGCGGCACAATATACGGCACCGGCCCGACTACTCCAGCCGGGGCAAGCAATGCTGTATACGGTCAAGGTAATGTTGTAAAAGGTGCATCTGCCGCAGGAAACGTGTTGTTCGGTTCAGTCAATACATCCGAGGGGTCAAATTGTAGTCTGTACGGTGTCGGCAACACGGCATCAACCACCGCGAATAACGCGATCATGTACGGTGTGTATAACCAGGCCACTGGTGGCGGTATCGTATTCGGTATGCTTAATAAGATTGATTCAGTGGGCGGTAGTATGCTTGTTGGAACACATCTGGTGTCCGATGCATCAGTTGTAAACGGCAACATCACGTTCGGCATGGGTAAAAATGCTATAGCAACCACCATGACAAACCTGTTCGATGATACCGTTGGATTAGGTATCAATTCGGACGTACCTACGTTATGGGGGTCCGACACGGGGTCCGATGGCACTGGTACAAAATGGGGCATAGGTCTTGACCCGACACTGATGACTGAAAAATGGAACGTGGACGGTAACACCCTCAATACCGGTAGTATAAAGTCAAGCGGCGGTGGTGTCGGTTATGCTATCGGTGCTGGTGGGTCAGTCACACAGGCAACCAATAAGGCTACTATCGTGACATTGAATAAATTGTGTGGCAAAATCATCACAAGTGGTTCAACACTAAATGCCAACACAACCACTTCATTCAGATTTGATAACTCGTTCATTGAAGCAGACGATGTAATTGCGGTAGTCGCAGGAGGAACAGGTGGTACGTCAGGGTCATACTGTCTAGCAGTTGAGCCGTTTGGTGGAGGGTGTAACATATATATTAGGAACATCACAGCAGGAAATCTATCTGAGGTTCTTACATTACGATTCGCCATTATAAAAACCGTCACATCGTAACGAGGGGAACCAAATGTCACAAAATGACCTTGACCGCAGCCTTAAAATGTTGTTGGAAACACTGCCTGAAGAAACTGAAACACCGCACAAGCGGCGAAATGCTCTCACGCGGCAAGATGCTGCGTTGATTGCATCAATGATCAAAATAGCGATGAACAATCAAGGATGCAGTATCGGTTTGGATGCACACCAGATTGCTGCATTGAAAAACACCCCGGCTGATATCATAGAAAGTATGGCCGGGATGGTCAGGGAACGTAAACAACTGTTAAATGCCGTAGGTGCAGCAACACTGGCAATATTGGCATGGTTAGGTAAAATACTATTTGATTCAATCGACTGGCACAAAATTGCTGGTTTATTCAAAGGAAACCATTGACATGAATATCAGTGATAATGGACTGCTGCTGCTGGAAAATTACGAGGGTAAAATACTCCATGTGTACAAGGACACTGCCGGTAAACAAACCATCGGTATCGGACATCTGCTTACATCACAGGAAAAGGCAACAGGTGTTATCCAGATCGGCGACGATACCGTGAAGTTTGCAAATGGTATTACCGATGCACAGGCAATATCACTCTGCCGCCAGGACTTACGCCGGTTTGAAACCCTCGTATCCGGTGCGGTAACAGTGCCGCTTACTCAAAATCAGTTTGACGCAATGGTGATATTCAGTTTCAATATCGGTGATCATGGTTTTCTTACGAGTTCGGCGTTGAAAACTCTCAATCAAGGCGATTATGAGGGGTGTACCATCGCAATGAAAAGGTGGAACAAGGTTACTATCAACGGTATACTGACCATTGACCAGGGACTTGTAAACCGCAGGCAGAAAGAAATCAATCTATTCAACAAGGGGATTTGACATGAAACATCTACTGATAACAATGCTGATCGTATTTATGTGGGTAGCTGGTGCCGACGCTGCTGTTTTAGTGTACAGCCTGAATGGTACATACACAGCTAAACCGAATCTTTACAAAGCACTTACTGACAACGACACGGTGGGTAAAAAAATTGTCGTGACAACTGCCGGTGCTACTCTTTCGGGCAATGTTGTGTTATCTGGCAATAGAACTCTCGAATGTGCAGACAGCGGATACATTTCACTTGGTGCGAGTACGTTGACCGGTCTACCATACAGTTACCCTGAGTGGTTTTTACCCAACACCACTCCAGGCACAACCGACATGACGAATGGTATCAATAACGCAATCGCTACAAGTTCAGTTGTCAAATTGTCAGCCACAACTTACGCGACAAGTGGCAATCACGCTGTTACAAATCAAATTATACAAGGTGCTGGTATAAATTATTCCATTGTTAAAAAATTATCGGGTACGGACCCCATTATCATATTGTCGGGCGGTAATCCTGGTCTATCGGGGTTTACAGTTGATGCAAATTCAATATCGGGCAATGCCGTTGAGGTCAATGTTACTGGCACAGCGGTGGGTGCTCCTAAAATAGCAACCATGAGTGATATGAATATAAAAAACGTGATAAGTCCTTGTTATGGTTTATATTTTACACTATGTATTCACGGTAGGTTCAACAACATCGTATTTTCAAACAATGACAAAGATATATTTTTACACCATATAAACAATGTGAAAATGTCAAATATGACATTTTTGGATGCAACAAGTAAAGTTGCAATTGAGGCATATGTGCCTACACATGGTGCCAGTAACTCATCGGATATAATTGATTTGACAATAGAAAACTACTACATGGAAAATTGTGCGATTAGCTTCGACCAAGTGTATGGTGTGAGAACTGTACGCTTCATTAACGGCAATGTTTATCTCAGGTCGCCAATTGGCAGAGTATGGGCAACATTTTATGGTGTAGATACAACCGGCGTACCAGTCGGATCAGAAATAGCAAATGTGTATTTCGTAGATTTATCACTTACACGACACTATTCCGATAACACCAACACTATATTCAAAATAAGTTCAGACTCATGTACATTAGAAAGAATTACACATGTCGAAGATAATGCCTTGGCAGGGTGGAGTTATATTGACAATGGTGGTTCAAGGTATATGACACAGAAAAATATTACCATTGAGTCATCAGCCGCGTGGAATTACATATTACCCACTGCCGGTGAAATCAGTCAACATATTGTGGAAGGGCTTTATTACACTCAGGGCGTTAAAGGTACAGCATCATGGAGAGGTTATCACATAACGGTTAGTCATAGCAATATTGATCATACGATAAGATTGGGTAGATATTTTGTATTTGACCAGATTACAGGCGACATCGACCTGACAAATACCAGTTTACCTGTTACCGCGAACAACATAGACTACACATCTACCGTAACAGACCCTTACCCCGCATCGGTAAGGGTCAAGTTAGGTGGCAATAACACATTGTCTATGTTCAGCATAGGTACGTTACCGTCGCATGCTGACCACGCCGCAGCCGTGATTGGTGGACTTAAACGCGGTGATTTATATCAAGCGTCTGGTGATGGTGTAATTCCACTTGGCACAATATTATATATGTATTAAACTGAGCAACACCACAACATAAAAGGAGATTAACCATGAAAACATTTGCATTGGTTGTACTGTTCATTGTCACATCGGTCTGTTGCGTTCTCGCCGCTGACCCCACACCCACTGCTACACCATCGGCGTTCGGCATTATGCTGTCCGACCTGCTGACCAACACAGTCTTTCCGGTACTTGGTGCGTTGGCACTTGGATTCGTGACATGGGCGGCAAACAAAGTCGGTGCAAAGTTCAAGATCGACGCACTGACCGCTGATAACAATTTTGTAACACGTGTGGCAGCACAGGGTGTGGCGTTTGCCGAAGAGAAAGCCGCCAATTATGCGAAGAACACACAACCGCTGACTTCCAGTGACAAGCTGAACTCAGCCATTGCATATGTGCTCCAGCAGGCACCGAAAGTAACACCGGAACAGGCACAGAGTATCGTCACATCAGCACTCGCCATGCTACCCGGTGTCGGTGCGACTGGTAACGCCGCAATCGGCACGCCGACCACCATTGACCCACTCGCTGTTGTGCCGGGTGCGTAGTGACAGTATCCATACTCAGCATACTGGCAGCGTTGATTCCGTTCATAATTGACGCATGGCAGAAGAACCAGCCTGAACGCAAGAGAGGGGTGCTTGTAAATGACAGGATTAATGTTGCGAATGGTGCTGTTGACAGGATTAATGATCGTCTTGACAGGGTGCTGTCTATTCCATCAGCAGTCAGCGGTATTGCAGGGAAACACGATACAACCGATATACTCCAGCGCGTCAAACGGATCACGGGTGCTGACATCTTACCGGATCGGACCTGAAGCATTAGAACGGTTACTGGAACAGGCAGAACGAAAATAGGTGAGGTGCTATGCGCCCGGTGGTTGCCCTCCTTCTACCGGGCGGCTTTTTATATGCCGAGGGGTTTAACCAGCTTCTCAGCTTCAGATATATAATATTCAAAGTCGATGTCCCGGCCAACCGCCCGCCCGATGTCGTTGCACTCCGTTACATTCCAACCGACACATATTCCTATTCTACGTTCGACACCCGGTTTGCGTGGTAGCGGTGGCATAATCTTAACCAACGGTCCACCCGACCGCGACACGTAGTAGCGACATACGTTTTGTACCTGCCGACCATCCAGTTCCAGCCTGCTGGTGCGCGGTACTTTGGTACGAAGCATGAAGTCGAACAGGTCATCGTGATTTAGAATAAAGTCGCGTACCGGTTCGCCAGTCAGCAGGCATGATTCGACGGCTTTCGGTATGACCAGTGCCGAGTGATTCTGGTGCCATTGCATTTCATGCTCATAGGCACCTTTACGCTTTGACTTACCTTTGGTGGTCAGCCCGTAATAATTGTTGACATCCCGTATCCACATGTGGCTGTAGACCGCCTCTTCCAGCTCCAGGCGGGTGAATGCCTGCCACCAGTCGGTAACACGCTTCATAGCGTCACGCTGGACGCGTGGGATACGAACCGTCAGACCATCGGTGTTGACCTGAACCATCGACAGACCAGGTATGCTCATGAGGTGTTCGGCCAGCAGGCAGATCAGTAGTTGACCATTAACCGTGATCGACATGGTATATTGCGGATCGAAAAACGGGCTGTACTTGTTGTTTGAGTCACCATACACACCGTTCAATGCCAGTTTGAGCATCTTGTATTCCGGCGCATCTTTCGGATACGACCGACGTTGCTGGTACACGTCCAGATAGATGTGGCAGAACAGATCACCGAGGTGCTGCGGGTAGAGATTGTTGGCGATTGCAATATTCGGGTAGTAGGACGCAACGTCGAGGTCAACCACTTCATATTCATCATCCGACACGACGACCTGACTACTGACCGACCCATGAATGCCACCTGTACCGAACACAAACTCAAACCCGTCAATCGTACAAGACACATCGGCAAATTCGCCTTTTGTATTGGTGATGACCTGCGATTTGAACCACGTTAATATGCGGTTAAATTCGGGCTGCTGAAACGTGATATACGGAAATACCACATCGGCAAGCGGTATGCCACCTGGTCGCGGTGTCTGTCTCAATTTGCGACTACCCTCACCGGTCACATAACAGCTACCCGGTGCCGCTTCCTCCAGACGCATTATAAAATAGTCTTTGCCAATCTTGGTGTCGTTGTGATTGAGGAAATTGCGGTTGTACTTTGCCGACAGTTCTTCACGGAATCGTATTGCGTCGGCGGTAATCCGGTAGAATTTTTCGGTCTGATCGACATCATGGTGGTTGTACCGGATCAACAGGTCAATCTGTTCACTGGTCAAATAGCTACCTGGCGCAAATGGCAGGTCTTGCACGTTAGCCGACCGCATGTTAAATTCCAACACCTTCAGACTGGTGGCGCGTGCCACATTGTCGAAGTGATGAATTTTGTACAGGTCCATTTGCGGTACAATCTGGTCACGATCCCATATGATATGAGCAAACCGGTTGTCGTCGTGTGGCGTGTTGATTATGCGTTGTACAGTTTGATTGATCGACCACGGTGTAGCTTGATCGGGTCGCAACAGGATTGAGTGGATTACCGGATAGTCGAACCCGATATTGTTAAACCCGACCATCCTGGCACCGGAGTGCTTGAGCCACTGTATGAACTGACACATAGCCGTGATATCATTGCGACGGTCTGATATTTCAAACAGCCATCGGTACGACTCACCGGCCTGTTTGACGGCCATTGTAAACACGTTCGGATAAGATTCTATATCGTAAATGAAGTCAGTATACATGGTGTCCTTTGAAATTACATAGACCGGTAAGGCGGTATAATCTATGTTATATTTCTAATGCCGCCCTTGCAATATTTGCTATAACCTGTCCATTGTCCCAATCTTCGTCAGCAACTTCCAAAATTTTCAGTAAAGCATTTTTTAACGCCAGTATTTCCTCTTTCATGTCTGAAATGGTTGTTGCTGCATCGGAGTTTTCAGCTTGTTCACGCCGCTTCCGTCTCATGATTCTTGCCATAAGAATATCATCGCATATTGCACAGTCACACGGCTGCT